CCGTCGAAAAGGCCGACGGCGAGATCGAGGTGGCCCATCTCCTCGCCGATCGCGCGGGGCCGCTCACGCACCAGCTCGAGCGCGAGATCGAGAGTCGCCTGAAGGTGCTTGGCGAGCAGGCCGCGACCGCCTACATGCATGCGGCGAGCAAGGCCGAACGCGGACTCGTGCGCCGTATCCTCGCCAAGGCCCGCGTCGGCGATTGGGTCAAACAGCACCTTTTGCCGCTGCTTCGCAACCACGCCGGCCGCGTCGCCGAGGACACCCAGCGCGTGCTGAAGACCGCGATCGACACCGAGATTGGCGTCGCCGACCAGGCCGTCGAGAAGATGCAAGCCGACGCCGGTCGGCACCTGCGCCTCGCCGACATCGAGCCCTACGTGCGCGAGGCGATCGGCAAGGCGATCGACGAAGGGCTCGCGGCGAAAGAGAACCCCGAGCGTACCGCGCGGCGCATCCGCGAGATGGTCCCCGCCGGACGCTTCACCAAGGCCGGTCCGCGCTATCGCGCACGCCTGATCGCCCGCGAGGAGACCCTGCGCCAGCAGCGCGCGGCCACGCTCGCGGCCTACAGCGGCTTCGCGCGCATCGAGAAGGTGCGCGTCATCGACGGCATTTTCGGCCCCCCGCGCTCCGACGAGGAGTGCATCGACCGTGCCGGCGAGATCGTGCCGGTCGCCGAGGCTGCGGCCAAGGCTCCGGAGCTTCATCCGATGTGCACCGTTTCTTATAACCCGGTTCTTTCACCGTAAGCCTCACCACGCGAAGGAGACCCATGACCGGAACAGCAAACAGCCCACACGTGGACCGACTGACACCGGGTGCGGTGATCTCGGCCACCGACACAGATGCCGACAACGACCACGACGACGACAACTTCGAGCGTGACATGAGCGACGACGAGATGACCGACGATTGGGTCGATTACGGCGAGCTGCTCGCCAAGCCGGCCTACAACAAGGCCGAGGAGGCGGCGATCCTCCGCAAGCACGAGTGGCACGAGGAGGACATCGCGTGGGCGCTCGGTGACGAGATCGCGAAGTCCGGCTCCGGCAACCGCGACACCGCCGAACGCTCGAAAATGGCCGACGAAGGGAAGGCCATGCCGGGTGGTCGCTATCCGGTCGGCAACTCGGATGAGCTCAAAAAAGCGATCCGCGCCGTCGGTCGCGGCAAGGGCTCACACGACGCGATCCGTCGTCACATCATCTCGGCCGCGCGCAAACTCGGGCTCTCGAACATGATCCCGAGCAATTGGGGAACGGCCGCGGCGAGCGTCAGCAAGACCTTCGACGTGGAGCTCTGGAAGTCGGCGGAAGAGTCCCAGCACATCGTCTACGGCGTCGTGCTCGAGCCGAACCTCCGCGACAGCCAGGGCGATGTGATCTCCGCTGCGGAGATCGAGAAGGCCGCGCACAAATTCCTGCAGGACTCACGCCAGCACGATGTCCAGCACGACGAACAGCCGGCACCGATCCACCTCGTCGAGTCCTACTGTGCGCCGCACGACATGGTTCTCGGCGGACGCCTGGTGCACAAGGGCGCATGGGTCATCGGCTGCAAGGTGGAGGACGAGGCGCTCTGGAAGCGCGTCACCGACCCGAGCCACGAGGAACCGCTCACAGGGTTCTCGATCGGCGGTTCCGGCTTCCGGCTTCCCGACGCGGCGTGAATCTCCGCTTTTTCCCGGCCGACGACGGCGCTCCTTCGCTCTATCGTCACCGCGAACCCGCGCGCATCGCCCGCGAGCAGGGTCATCAGACCAGGATCGAGTCGCGCTACATCCAGATCGGTCTCGGTGAGCAGGCACATAGGCCAGGCGAGCGATTCATCCCTGCCACGCCCGTGCTCGGAGAGGACGGCCTACCACGCGAGGAGAACGGACGTGTGCTGGTGGAACCGATCATCTGCGAGGTGGCGATCCTGCAGCGGCCGGCGAAACCCGTGACGGTCCCGCTGATCGAAGCCTTCCACCGGATGAACACGGCAGTCGTGGTCGATCTCGACGACGACTTCTCCTGCCTACACCCCAATCATCCCCACGCCCAGGAGTTCCGTGAGACCAACCACCACCTCGTGAAGGCGTGTGCGCTTGCGGACATGGTCACGGTCACCAGCGACGCGCTCGCGGAGCGCTACGGACCCCACGGACGGGTCGCCGTGCTGCCCAATTGCATGCCCGAGCGCGTCCTCGAGCTGCCGCGGAGCAGCGACGGCTCAACGCTTGGCTGGTCAGGCGCTCCGCACATGCACCTCGGCGATCTGGAGGTGGTGGGGACGGGTGTGCGTGAAGCGCTCGAACGTAGCGGCTGGCACTTCAAGCTCGTCGGCGATGCGCAGGACGCGAGGCATAAGCTCGGAGACATCGAGCTGCAGGACACCGGCTGGCTTGACATGGAGGAGTGGTATCTGCAGCTCGGCTCCCTCGACGTGGGCATCGTGCCACTCGGCGACACGGCGTTCAACCGCGCCAAGTCCTATCTCAAGGGTCTGGAATACGCCGCTCGCGGGGTGCCTTTCGTGGCCTCCGACGTTGCGGAGTACCGCAAGCTCGCCGAGGAGGGGCTCGGCAGCGTCGTGGCCGCTCGTGGGCGCAACTGGCGCTCAGCGCTCCTGCGTCTAATGGACGATGACGTTCTCAGGGCGGAGGTGGCGGCGCAGGGGCTCCAGATCGTCCGCGAACATCACACCTACGAGGGCGAGGGCTGGCGCTGGCTTGAGGTGTGGGAGCAGGCTCTCCAGGCACGACGCGGGCGGCTGGCGGCATGAGGTTCTTTCTCACCGGCTCGAGGGGAAGCCTCGGGATCGCGCTCGGCCGGCGCTTGCGTTTAGACGGACACGCGGTCGTGGACTACGACCTCATCGACGGGGAGGACGTACTCGACCGGGAACGGCTCTGGATGGCGATGCGCAACGCTCAGCCGAACCTGATCTTTCACCTCGCGGGCGCAAAGCATGCACCGGAGGCGGAGTGTGAGCCCTTCCACACCGCTCGCACCAACATCGAGGGTACGGAGAACGTGCTGCGAGCGGCGCGTGGGAGCCGGGTGATACTCGCCTCGACCTGCAAGGCGTGCATGCCCGAGACCGTCTATGGCGCCACGAAGCTAATCGCTGAGCGGATAGTCCTCAATGCCCGCGGCAGCGTTGCGCGCCTGTATAACGTCCGCGAAGCCTCGGGCAATGTGTTCGAGCTGTGGTCCGGCATGGCACCGCCGCTGCCCGCGACGAGCTGCTATCGCTACTTCCTCACCATGAGGCAGGCGGTTGACCTGATGGTGGCAATGCTCAAGCTGCCACCCGGCCGCTACACCGTGAACCCCGGTGAGATCCGCTGTATGATCGACGAGGCGAGTGATCGGGTTGGGCGCGAGAACGTCGAGATCATTCCGCCGCGCCGCGGCGACCGCCTGCGTGAGCCACGTATCGGCGGAGCAGAGGACATCATCCCGCTCAACGGCACCGTCTCCTCGCCTGGTGCGATCGAGCAGATCCACGGCAAGCACGATCGTCCGTGTTGAATCGCCAACAGGGACCGGAGCAGACGCTCGAGCATCTGGGTGCGATCGTCTCCGAGCTTGCCTACAAGCCGGGTTGGAGCTTCTGGCTCTCCTATGGACCTCGCGATAGTGAACACCTCAGTGGCAGCCTCGGGCTGACGTTCTGCATCCGTGCAGAGGTGCCCAACAGCTTCAACCCCGAGCAGCAGACGCATGTGCTGCACCTGATGGCCGTACCGCCGGCGAATTGGGACCGGCGCACGTGGACGCGGTGGGCGCTCGAGCAAGTCTTCCTAGTTGAGCAGCATGAGGCGATGGAGTTCTTTGCGGTGGGCGAGAGCCATCCGTACTTCCCGGCACACGGCCCCGGCGCTGACCCCTACGAGGTGAGAGAGCGTGTTTGACAGCCACGAAGGCGGCATCGACCCAAGTGCGGTGATCGGCAACCCGGCGGAGTCGCGCGCTCGGATGCCGGAGGATCCGCTCTATATGCCGATCATTGGCCTGGGCGCTCGCGTCGAGGCGCTCGTGAGCATCGACGCCGGGACGCAGCGTCCCACGCAGATTGGTGACGGCACATGGCTGATGAAGCACGTCCATATCGGCCATGACGCCATGATCGGAGCCGTCTGCGAGCTGGCGCCCGGCGCTGTCGTCTGTGGTCACGCCGAGATCGGAGATCGCGTGAAGATTGGCGTGAACGCAAGCGTGCTGCCGTTCTGCAAGGTGGGCGACGGTGCACGCATCGGCGCCGGCGCGGTCGTGACCCACGACGTTCCTGCCGGTGAGGTATGGGCCGGAAACCCGGCGAGGCCGATTGATGAACTGGCAGCACCCGGTCTTCGTCCTCTGCCGTGACCGCCTGGAGACGCTCAAGGGCGTCGTCGGCTGGCTCGAGCAAGCTGGCTATGAGCGGATTGAGCTCGTGGACAGCGAATCCAGCTATGAGCCGACTCGTGAATGGCTCGCGGACTCGCCCCATCCGGTTCATTGGTGCGCGAACGGCAAAGAGGATCTCGTGTGGGGCCATGGGCTTGCGCCGGATGGGCCATTCGCCATCTGTGGCTGTGACCTGCTCCCCATGCCTGAGTGTCCACCGGACATCTTCCCCTACCTCGAGGGACTGCTGAATCGCTATCCGGTGAGCAAAGCGGGAGCGGGAATCGTCTATGACGATCTGACGCCCGGCCTCGGTCGAGAGGGCTTCGCGGGACGGCTCGGAGCAGACACGATCGCCGAACTTCGCTCGTTCGAAACTACGCCTGCGGAGCCGGGCGTGTTCCTGAGCTGCATCGACCACACCTTCACCGTATGCCGTGCCGGATCTGCTCGGTGGAACCTCGACGCGGCACGCACGGGACGGCCCTCTCCATACCTCGTGCGCCATTTGCCCTGGTATGAAACGCATCCCCTCACGCCCGATGTGAAGCACTACCTCGCGCATGCCCTGCGAGGACGCGCGTGGTCTTCGTGGGCGCAGGCGCTCGACACCTATGGCTCCTAGCGTCACCGTCCTGATCGCCACCTACGAATTCGCGCGCTTCCTCGGCGACGCGATCGAAAGCGTGCTCACCCAGGACTATGACGGCGAGATCACCGTCCATGTGTTCGACGACGGCTCGGCCGACGACACCGCCGAGGTCGCCGCAGGCTATCCGGTTCTCTATCACCACCACGAGAACCGCGGCACGGTGCGCAACGTGGGCGATGGTCTGGCGTGCTGCGAGGGCGACTACATAGCGTTCCTCTCGGGCGATGACGTGTGGAAGCCGGGCAAGCTCGCGCGCCAGGTGCAGATGCTCGAGGAGAACCCCGCGCTGGGGCTCATCTACACCGATCTTGAAGTGGTGGATGATGTCCGCCGCCAGATTCATCCCTCCTTCTGGCGGGCCGCAACGATCTATCCGCAGCGTGGCGCGATCGCCGGCTTCTTGGAATCCGGCAACTGTGTATCGGGCTCGACCCTGATCTTCCGCGGCCAACTGCGCGAGCACTGTCTGCCATTCCCGGCCGATGCGCGATTCGACGACTGGTGGGTCGCTCGGTCCATTTCCAGACACGCGGAGCTGGACTTCATTGACGAGCCGCTGGTCGAGTACCGCTACCACGGCCGCAATATCTGTCTGCGGCCCTGAAGGGAGTCCCATGCCCCAAGAAGCGCACGTCGAACTTGTGCTGCGCGGACCCGTCGCCGTGATGTCTCACCGAGACGACTCGGAGATGGCCCGCAGCATTGTCGTGACCGTCGGCGCACAGCGGTTTCGTATTCCGCTGCCGGCCGAGGGATGCAAGGAGCTGAGCGAGGCTCTCGCCGTCTCCGACGAGGAGCTCGCCGCCATGACAGAGCGCCAGCGCAAGTCAGACAGCTTGGTGCTGCCACCGGGTGCCCTCAATGGGGCGCCCTTGACCCGGCCCGGCTGAGAAAGGGAGCCGTATGCCACAGCTAGCCGACGTGGAGGTCAGCTTCGTCAGTCTCGTTGACAAGGCTGCAGTCCGCGATCCAGACAACCCCACCCAGCCGAGGCGCTTCTGCTTCTACAAGCGCGAGGGCTCGACAGAAGGGAGCAGCATGGAGGACAACGAGCTGCGCGACGCCCTCACGAAGGCCGAGCGCGAGAAAACAGAGGCCGAGGAAGCCAAGAAGGCAGCCGAGGAGAGCCTCGCCGAGGTCACGGCCGAGCGGGACACCGCACTGCGCAAGCTGAAGGCACGGCCGACCAAAGACGGCGACGACGACGACGAGTCCCACGACGAAGGCGGCGACGTGAGCAAGGCCGAGCTGCCGCCGGAGCTGCGCAAGCGGCTCGAGAAGATCGAGTCAGACGCCGAGACCCGCATCGCCAAGGCAGAGAAGCGCGCCGAAGGCGCCGAGGCGATCGCCAAGGGCGAGCTTGACCGCCGCGTTGAGGCCGAATACATCGCCAAGGCGCAGACGCTCGAGCACCTGCCGGTGCAGGCCCAGAGCTTCGGCCCGCTGCTCAAGCGCGCCTCGGAGTCCCTGTCCGCCGAGGACATGGGCGCTCTGCAGGCAGTGCTGAAGGCAGCCGACGAACAGATCGCCAAGGGCGATTTGTTCCGCGAGGTCGGCGCCGGCGTCGGAGGCCAAGCGCTGCCGGATGGCGCCGACGCGGAGATCCTTGCCAAGGCGGAGGCCTTGCGCAAGGCCGACCCGAAGATGACACAGGCCGAGGCCGAGGTGGCGGCGATTCAGGGCGATCCAGCTCTGCAGGCCCGCTACCTCGCCGAGGGAAACTAGAAAGGGGCTGATTGACACATGGCTACTGAAAAGGTCGTCCTCCGAGACACCAAGAAGGCAGGTGAAAACTTCTTTGGCGGGGCGATCGAACCTCAGCCCAAACAGTTCTCCCTGGTGAAGATCACCGAAACGGACACGCTCGTCCTGGCGGCATCGACCGACAGGGCGTTCGTCCTTCTGGACACACCGGAAGAAAACCAGTACGGCACCTACGCCATGCTGGGCATCGTCAAGGTCAAATGCGGTGAAGAAATCAAAGAGGGCCAGCTCGTCTCGGTCTTCAAATCCGGCGAAGGCAAGGCCGGAGTCGCCGCGACAGGGCAGTTCATCGTCGGGATCGCGCTGGAAAAAGGCAAAACAGGAGCTCTCATCAGCGTGTTCGCAACCACGAGCGGAGCCAAGGCATAAGCGCTGGCGACGAGAAGAAAGGAGAAAGCTAGATGCCAACGCAGCCAAGCGCAAACCAGCTCCACGTCAACCGACTGCTGACGAATGTCGCGGTGCGGTACGCACAGGAGGAGTCATCCTTCATCTCCGGGCAGGTGTTCCCGAACCTCCCGGTGCAGAAGAAATCGGACTTCTACCTCATCTTCCCGAGGGACTACTTCTTCAGGGACGACATGGGGATCCGTCCGATCGGTGGACGCCCGAAGCGGACCGGGTATGAGATCGAACACGGTTCCTACAACGCGGAAGAGTGGTCGCTCGAGCACGCGATCGACGACCGCGAGCGTGAAAACGCCGACGAACCGATCAACCCCGATCTCCGCGGTACGGAACTGCTCACCGAAAAGGGGCTGATCCACCGCGACCGCGAATGGGCCGAACACTTCTTCGTGGAAAGCAAATGGTCCGTCGATTGGGAAGGCGTCGCCAAAGCGTCCGAAGAAAAAGAAACCTCGACGGAACACAAATTCGTCAAATTCTCGAACTACACCGAAGGCGAACCGATCAAATTCATGGACCGTCGCGCGACGGAAATGAAGGAAACGACGGGCCGCAGGCCGAACGTGCTCGTGCTCGGTGCGAACGTGTACGTGGCGCTCAAGAACCACCCGTCGATCGTCGAACGTATCAAGTACACGATCAACCCGCCGGCCGTCGTGACGACGGGCATCCTCGCGTCGCTGTTCGACGTGGAGCGGGTGCTCGTCGCCGAGTCGATCTACAACACGGCAGCAGAGGGTGAAACGCTCAAAGCCGAATTCATCTCAAACCCAAAGGCCATGCTGCTCTGCTACGCGGCGCCGGCGCCGTCGATCACGATTCCCTCCGCGGGCTACACGTTCGCCTGGACGGGGCTGCTCCCCGGCGTCTCGAACGCCTGGGGCGGCGTGATCTACAAGGGCCGCGAAGACCTGGCCCACACCGACATCCTGCAGATCCGGGCGACCTACGACATGCAGATCACCTCGAAACCGCTTGGGATGTTCTTCAAGGAAGCCGTCGCCTAAAGGAGGCGAGAGATGTCTTGGACCTATGAAGGTGATCCGCGCAAAAACGTCCGCGACGCCGTTCGCTGGGAGGTTCAAGACACCAACGAAAAGGCCCAGCAGCTACAGGATCAGGAGATCCTCTACGCAATCGAACAGGAAGCAGGCGCGGTGCCGCCGTCGCAGGGCGAAGTGCTCTCGGCGGCGGCACGGTGCATGGAAGCGATCTCGCGCAAGTGGGCCGCGCAGGCGGACACCGAGCTCGGCTCGCTGAAAGTTGACAGCACCAAGCGCTCCAAGGAGTACGCAGCACGCGCCAAAGAGCTGCGTAATCGAGCCGTCGGCCTGCACGCGCCGTTCGCCGGTGGTCAGAGCGAAAACGAAAAGGAAAAGCGGCGCACGGAATCAGACCGCGTACAGCCTCGCTTTCAGCGCGGTCAGTTTCACTCGCCGTACACGGGACGGGCGCTCGAGCCTGCCAGCTCGGGGCTTCCGTTCCCCGGCCAGTCGGGGCAGGAATAGGTGGCGCTCTACTACGACCTCGTCCAGCTACTCACCGAGCGCGCTGTCGTCGAACGAGACCTCGGCGCACTCGACGGCTTCGGCGGTGAGCCAAAAGTCAAACGGGAAGTTGTGGCGACGCTGCCGTGCCGTTTCTGGTGGGCGAAAGTGGGCGAGACGGGGCGCTCGCCGATGCGCGAATACGCCACGCCGGAGCGCTCGATCCACCTCTCCGACGGCGGCATCCTGCTCGAAGTCGGCGCCAACATCAGAGCCGGCGACCGCATCAAGGAAATCACCGACCTGCACGGCAACCAGCTCATCGAAGGGAACTGGCGCGTGATCTCCCTGCTGCAGATCGAAGACCACCTCGAGGCCGGGCTGATGAGGCCCTGATGGCTGATCTGCGCTGGTACGGCGACGAGGTGATGGCGAAGGTTGCGACCGCTGCTGCGCTGGGGATCGACGACACGATGGCCCACTGCGTCGAGCGCGCGAAGGCCGATCACCCGAGCTGGCCCCCGCCGTCGGATCCCTACACGCGCTTCGCCAATCGCACCGCGGCGCTCGTGAACTCCATCCGGATCCTCGATGACGCGAGGCTCGACGCGGAGCTGGTGAGCGGTCAGTGGGGCGCCGACATGAACTACGCGCTGTATTTGGAGATCGGCACGAGCACGGAGGGGCCGACCGCCGAGGCGCGCGCACTGGCTGCGCGCGGCAACATGAGCCTCATCACGCCGGCGATCGGCCCGCTGATGGCTCCGCGTCCCTACCTGCGGCCCGCGAGCGATGATGAGTACCCGCTGCTCGCTTCGCGCATCGCCGCCGCGTTCAGAGGCGCACTCTGATGGCACAGACCTTCCTGAAGGCCCAGAACAACGCCACGGGCAGCTTCGTCGCCGAACTGAAAACGGGCGCCACCACGGCCACGCTTGAATCCGGCCAGGGTGCTCGCTTCCCCTCGAAATTTCCCTACGACATCTCGATCGACCTCGAGATCCTCCACGTCACCGCCCGCTCCGGCGACGAACTCACCTTCACTCGCAAAGCCCAAGGCACGCCCGAAGAAAGCCATGCTGCGGGCAAACGCGGGGCGGAAGATGCCGTCGCCCTGAACGTTACCGCCAAGGAGCTCGAAGACCTCAACGAAGCGGTCAACACGCTCGAAAACACGAAACCGGGCAACTTCAAGAACGCCGTCGCCGTCGTCACTGCCGCGGCGCTGCCCTCCAACACCTTCAGCGGCTCCGGAGTGACGGGGACGATCGAAGCGAGCGCTAACGGTGCGCTCACGGTCGATGGCATCACGGTTGCGGTCGGCAATCGCATCCTCGTGAAGAACACGGGGTCTAGCGTCACCGCTGCCCACCTTGGCATCTACGAAGTGATCCAGGCTGGCGGCGCCTCGGAAAAATGGAAGCTCACCCGGACCGCCGACGCCAACACCGGGGCGCTCGTGGAAAACCTCATCGTTTGGGCGAACCGCGGAACGACCAACGGCGGCAAACCATGGATGGTCACGACCGCTGCTCCGATCACGCTCGACACGACCTCCCTTGCGATCGCGGAGTCGGGGGATGTGACCCTCACAACCGCCCAGACGATCACGGGCACCAAGACGATGCATACGATCAACGGTGAAGGCGGCTACTCCGGCACCTCGAGCATCAAAGAATTTCACAACATCGAGACCTTCCTCGTGAATGTCCCGCTCGGCGGGGAAGGGGGCGGCTACGTCCAGATGGGGGTGAGCGAACAGACCGTCGAAGCGGGGGAATTCAACGACTTCGAACCTAGCACGGCATCTAATGCCGTCAGCCTCATCGCAGAAGGCCTCACCAAGCTCACCGGCTTGGTACTAAAAGGACTCCTCGTTGGGGTATGGCGGGGCATGTGGATCGCTCTCACCAACGCCGGCCTTGGTGAAGTCGTCCTCCTGAACGAAAACGTCGGCTCAGCCGCACCGCACCGCTTCTCCCTGCCGGCTGCGGAAGTAGTGCTCAAATCCAACCAGAGCGCCCTGCTCTACTACACGCCCAACGGCCGCTGGCTGATGATCGCGC